ATCGCAATGGAAGAATGTATCCTTCCTCAACTCTTGCAAGGGAAGTTGCTCGTTATAACGAGGCCTTTGTAAATAAGGGACGTGCTCTTGGAGAACTTGGTCACCCAGAAGGTCCAACCGTGAACCTCGATCGCGTATCTCACAAGATTACTTCTCTGAGACAAGAGGGTTCAAACTTCATTGGTCGTGCAAAAATCCTCAGCACACCAATGGGAAACATCGCAAAGTCTCTCCTCGATGAGGGAGTAAAACTCGGTGTTTCTTCTCGTGGTATCGGTTCTATTCGTACCAACAATGAGGGTGTAAACGTTGTCGGTGAAGACTTTATGCTCGCCACCGCAGCGGACATCGTTGCTGATCCATCTGCTCCTGATGCTTTCGTCGATGGCATTATGGAAGGAAAAGATTGGGTCTGGGACGGTGGAATTCTCCGCGAAAAATATGCAGAGAAAACTTATAAACAGATCAATACTCTTGCTGACAGTCGTCAACTGCAAGAGAATAAGCTCAGACTCTTTCAAGATTTTCTTGGAAGTCTCTGATACATAAATAAAAAAAGATTAACTACTATTATCAAAGTCTAATCGGAGAGTTCAAATGTCCGTTGGTAACGATTTACAAGAAATGGAAGTAGGCACTGTTCAATCCAAGACTGCCGTTAATTCTGCTGCTAAAGGCGGGGACCCTATGCCAAGTGTTCCTCCCAGTGCCGTTCCAGGCCAAGCAATCGAAGATCTCGGCGGACCTACTCCCGAAAACTATCGTGCAGATGACGATAGTGCTAAACTGAGAGAGCCTCGTCTTTCTCACGTTTCAAACGTCGTAAACGCTAAAGCTGCAAAAGCAGAACCCATGCCTACTCTTGGTAAAGAAGAAACCGAAGCTCCTGCAGAGGAAGTAATCAGCGAGGAAGAAGTCGTAGTAGACGAAACTCCTGAGTACAGTGTAGAAGAAGACATGGCTGCACTCTTCTCTGGTGAAGAACTCACCGAGGAGTTCCAAGAGAAAGCAAAAACGATTTTTGAAGCTGCTATCAACTTCAAAGTTTCCCAGATTGCTGAGGAAATGGAGAAGAAGAATGAGGAGCGTATCGTAGAAGAAATCGAAACCGTCAAAGGTGCTCTGGTTGAGCGTGTAGACGCTTACCTGGAGTACGTTGCTGACGAATGGCTGCAAGAGAATGAGATTGCAGTCGAACATGGTCTCAAGTCCGAAATGACCGAGAGTTTCCTCTCGGGTATGAAGGACCTTTTTGAAGCACATTATGTATCCATCCCTGAAGATAAGTACGATGTAGTTGAGAATATGGTCAACAAACTTGATGAAATGGAGACTAAACTCAACGAGCAGATCGAAAGAAACGTTTCCCTTAACCAGCGTCTGGCTGAGTCCACCGCTGATGGAATCGTCTCTGAAGTTGCTGAGGGTCTTGCCCTGAGTCAGAAAGAGAAGCTCGCCCAACTCGCTGAGAGTGTTGAGTTTGAGAGTGAAGAATCATATCGTGAAAAACTGTCCACTCTGAAGGAGTCGTACTTCGGACAGAGTGTTCAGAAAGAGACCTCCGAACAGGTGCTTACCGAAGAATCAGCTGCACCAGATTACTCTGGTCACATGGCTGCCTACATGAGCATCCTGGATCGCGTCAAAAAGTGAATTTAAGATTATCAAACTAAACCCTTAACCTGTAAAAGCAAATGTTTCAATCTGAGCATCTGCAGGAGAAGTGGGCGCCCCTTCTGAATCATGAAGGCCTTGGCGAAATCAAGGACGCCCACCGTAGAGCGGTCACCGCTTGCCTGCTGGAAAACCAAGAGAGATTCCTCTCTGAAGAAAGAAGCTTCCTGAACGAAGCCCCAACTAATGCCGTCGGTTCTAACGGTTTCACTGGTTCTGCTGCTGCAGCCGGTCCTACCGCTGGTTTCGACCCCGTTCTGATCTCGTTGATCAGACGCTCCATGCCTAACCTGCTCGCATATGACCTGTGCGGTGTGCAGCCAATGAACGGTCCTACTGGACTGATCTTTGCAATGCGCTCCCGTTACGAGTCTCAGTCTGGCGACGAGGCATTCTTCAACGAGCCCGATTCCGCATTCTCCGCCCAGCGCGAAGGCTATGACGCCAACGCTGGTTGGACCTCTGAGAACGCTGGTTTCGGTACTACTGCTCAACAGGGTACTAACCCATCGGTTCTCGGTTCTACCGACACTGCCCAGGCACTGTATAGTGTTGGTCAGGGTATGCGTAAGGACGAGGCAGAAGGTCTCGGCGAGTCTGGAAATGACTTCAACGAAATGGCCTTCTCGATCGAGAAGGTTACCGTTACCGCTAAGTCCCGTGCTCTGAAGGCTGAGTACTCCCTGGAACTGGCCCAAGACCTCAAGGCGATTCATGGTCTGAACGCTGAGGCTGAACTGGCCAACATCCTTTCCAGTGAGATCCTCGCTGAAATCAACCGCGAAGTCATCCGTACCATCTACAAGGTTGCCCGTTCTGGTGCTCAGAACAACGTTGCAACTGCTGGTACTTTCGACCTCGACGTTGACTCCAACGGTCGCTGGAGTGTTGAGAAGTTCAAAGGTCTGCTGTTCCAAATCGAGCGCGATGCCAACGCAATCGCACAAGAGACTCGTAGAGGAAAGGGCAACACCATCATCACCTCTGCTGATGTTGCTTCCGCTCTGACCATGGCTGGTGTACTTGATTACACCCCTGCCCTGAACGCTAACCTGAACGTTGACGACACCGGCAACACCTTCGCTGGTACTATCAACGGTAAGTACAGAGTCTACATCGACCCATATTCGGCTAACGTCGCTGCCAACCACTACTACGTTGTTGGTTACAAGGGTACTTCCCCTTATGACGCTGGACTCTTCTACTGTCCTTACGTTCCCCTGCAGATGGTCCGTGCCGTTAACGATGGCACTTTCCAACCCAAGATCGGCTTCAAGACCCGCTACGGCATGGTCGCGAACCCCTTCGCAGAAGGAACCACCCAAGGCCTTGGCGCTCTCACCCAGAACGCTAACCGCTACTATCGTCGTACTAAGGTGACAAATCTGATGTGATGTGGTACAATTAGTCTTCCGTGTGAAGGCTACTCTGTGCTTACCGACCCCCGAAAGGGGGTCTTTTTTTATAAATAAAGTTACCAACATAACGGTAACCATGGTTAGAAAAAATCCATTAGAAAGAGCCGAATACAATAGACGTAGAAGAGATAGAAGAAAAGACAAACTAGTGGAAATGTTTGGTAATAAGTGCCATGATTGTGGTGGAACATTTCACAAATGCGCCTACGACTTTCACCATGTCAATCCAGAAGAAAAATCGTTCGCAATTGCACCTGGACTAGATCGTAACTGGGAAGTTATTCTAGAAGAAATCAACAAGTGTGTGATGTTGTGTTCTAACTGTCATAGAGTTAGACATTATAGGGAAGATAGAGGTAACACTGAATTTGATAGTCTGCTGGTCTAAATACATAAAAAAGCCTCATGGCTAATCCTCTCCTTAATCAGGTTTCTAATAGGAACTTTCTGTCACCTATTGGTTTCAAACTGAAAATCAATAAGTGTCCCAAGGTAGACTTTCTGGCAACGGGATGCAATCTCCCAGGAGTCACTCTTGGATCAGCTGTACAACCAAACTATCTAAAGGACATTGATGTTCCTGGTGATAAGTTGGTCTATGAAGATTTTCGCGTCAACTTTATTGTTGATGAAAACTTAGAAAATTATTCTCAAATTTACAACTGGATGAAGGGATTAGGATTCCCTGAGAGTCAAAAACAATTTATTGATCTGAGAGCTGAAGACGTATATTATCCAAACACAGTAGATAAAGAAAATCCATTTGCAGAATTTTCGGACGCTACATTACAAATCCTCAATAGTAACCTAAGACCCCAAGCTCATGTTAAACTAGAAGGGATGTTCCCTGTTAGTTTGACTGGTCTTGATTTCAATGCAACAGATACTGATGTAAATTATCTAACTGCATCAGTTACGTTCAAATATCTCTACTTCAAACTCACGGACAAAAATAATAACGAACTTTGATTTATGAACCTTGAAACGATTCAGGAAATGTGGTCGAAAGATTCGATCATTGATCCTGATGAATTACACACTGCATCATTAGACGTTCCTCGGTTACACTCTAAATACTTCCAGTTGTACAACGATCTGAAACTTCTTCGTGCGAGAGCCAAGAAGGTGCAACAATCGGTATATCACGAAAGACATCTGTATTATTCGGGGAAAGCTGAACCAGAGATCTATGAAAAAGATCCGTTCCCTTACAAAGTGAGAGAAAAGGACGCACTTCAAAGATATTTGGACGCAGATGAAAAACTAACCAATGCTTTATTGAAAGTAGAATATTACGACGTGATGTTGGATTATCTTACAGATATTATTAAGGTAGTACAAAACCGAACTTTTCAGATCAAGAACGCAATTGATTGGCAGAAGTTCATCCGTGGATACGACAGTTAAGATTTCAAAGAAGAACGAAGTATTCCTGAAAATTCAAGCAGAACCACACGTTTTCTACGAACTTTCAGACGCTTTTACTTTTGATGTACCTGGGGCTAAGTTTATGCCCCAGTATCGGAGTAAGTATTGGGACGGAAAAATTAGATTATTCAACACAGGCTCTGGTGAGATCTATGTTGGACTTCTCGATAAAGTCGTGAAGTTCATGAATGAACATGGATATGACTATGAGTTTGAGAACAGTAAGTTCTACGGAACCCCCTACGAAGAGAACGAAATGGTTTCTCTTGAGGGGGTTTCTGACTATATGAAATCTATTTCTAGATATGAACCCAGACCATACCAAGTTCAAGGTGTATATGATGCACTAAGACAAAATCGAAGACTTCTCATTTCTCCCACAGCTTCAGGTAAATCATTGATGATTTATTCTGTTGTCAGATACATGGTTGAAAAAGGTCAAGATGTTCTTCTAGTTGTTCCCACAACATCTCTTGTTGAACAGATGTTCAAGGACTTTGAAGATTATGGTTGGGATGCCGAAAAATATTGTCATAAGATCTACTCTGGTAAAGAGAAACAAGATAGTAGACCTGTCACAATCACAACATGGCAGTCTGTCTATAAGTTAGACCGCAAGTTCTTTGCACGTTACGGTTGTGTCATTGGAGATGAGGCACACCAGTTCAAATCAAAGTCTCTGGTCAATATCATGACCAAACTTGCAGATGCAAAATATCGTTTTGGCTTTACTGGAACTTTAGACGGAACGCAAACTCACAAGTGGGTATTGGAAGGATTATTTGGTCCTGCATATAAGATTATCAGAACCGAAGAGTTGATGCAGAAAGGTCACCTTTCTAAACTCGATATCAACATTCTTCTTTTAAAACACTCTCCACAAAAATTTGAATGTTTTGAAGATGAAGTTCAATTCATCATCCAAAATGAACAACGAAATAATTTTATCAAAAATCTTACCATTGACTTAAAAGGAAACACTCTGATTCTTTATAGTCGGGTGGAAAGTCATGGAGCCGTTTTATACGACATGATAAATAATTCCGTTAGTGGACGAAAAGTATTTTTTGTTCATGGCGGAGTTGATGCCGAAGAAAGAGAACAAATCCGAGAAATCACAGAGAGAGAAAACAACGCAATTATCGTTGCATCATACGGAACATTCTCTACAGGCATTAATATCAAGAACCTCCATAACGTAGTGTTTGCATCACCTAGTAAATCTAGGATTAGAAATTTGCAATCAATTGGTAGAGTTTTGAGAAAAGGAAACAATAAAACAAAAGCTGTTCTCTACGATATTGCAGATGACACCACATACAATTCTCGTAAAAACTACACTTTAAATCATCTCATTGAAAGGGTAAAAATTTACAATGAAGAGAATTTTAATTATGAGATTATCCCAGTAAAAATGAGGAAGCAAGAATGAAAGAGACTTTTGCAATTATTAAATTAGTTTCAGGTGAAGAAGTATTTGCACAAGTAGAAGAATTTTATGATGAAGAAGCCAAAGCTCTTCTATTGATAGATCCATGCGTAATGAAAGAGATTCCTTCAAGAAGGAGTGGTCAATCTTTCTTCAAAGTAGATGCATGGATGAAACTTGCAGATGACTCTATCTATTGTCTAGAACTAAAACATGTAATGTGTTATCAGAGATGTAATGATCCTGATATTATTAGAACATATAGAAAGTGGACTAGAGCTATAAATAATGAGCCTGAAGAGACAGTAAAGTCTAAGGTAGGAGTTTCTACTTCTATGGGATATGTCTCTTCTGTAGAGACTACAAGAGAAGCCTTAGAGAAGCTTTATAAAAATAGCTAAGTTGTTCTCTTGAACACTGGCAGAGTTATTGTACAGAGAATCCAGAACGTTGTCAAGCCTCTGGATTATGGTATAATACTTATATGATTATGAGTACTAATGCAACATGTACACTGTAATGACAAAGAGACGCAGATCAGAACACTACGTCAATAACAAAGAGTTTCTTGCAGCGATTGTTGAATACAAACGCAGAGTACGAGAAGCTGCAGAAAAAGAACACCCAGGTATTACTAACGATGAACTGAAGGGTTGGAAAAGTCCAAACAAACCTCAGATCACAAATTATCTTGGTGAGTGTTTTCTGAAGATTGCAACTCATTTGTCTTACAAGCCAAACTTCGTCAACTACATGTTCAAAGATGACATGATCTGTGACGGAATTGAGAACTGCGTACAGTACATCAATAATTTTGATCCAGAAAAATCTAGTAATCCTTTTGCATACTTCACTCAGATTATTCACTATGCATTTTTGAGAAGGATTCAGAAAGAGAAAAAACAACTAGAGATTAAGACAAAGATTATCGAAAGAAGTGGATATAGTGAAGTCTTCTCAGATGATGGTATGATGGCCGGTACTGAGAGTGATTACAACACGATCAAGGACAACATCAACTACCGTTATAATCAATGAGTGAACATCCAGAAATTGCAGAAATCGATTGGATTGACGATTCTTTTTATGTTGAACAAACTCGATTCATGTGGAAGAGTGTTCGCAAAGACACAGGTAAAGACTTTTTGTTTGGATTGACAAAAGATATTGTCACTAATATGACACGGTGGCATCTTAAGTGTGAACAAGAAGGTACACTTGATCAATATACTAGAATTGTTAATGATGGTTTTGTTGGAGGAAAACTTTGAAAGTTGCAATCATTACAGATCAACACTTTGGAGCTCGCAAGGGTTCTAAATTATTTCATGAATATTTTCTTCAATTTTACAATGAAGTATTCTTTCCAACTCTAGAGAAAGAAGGTATCAAGACCGTAGTTGATATGGGTGATACCTTTGACAATCGGAGAGGTATTGATTTCTGGGCTCTAGATTGGGCCAAAGAAAATTATTACAATCGTCTTCGTGATATGGGTGTGACAGTTCACACTGTCATCGGAAATCACACTGCATATTATAAAAATACAAATGAGATCAATGCGATTGGTCTTCTTCTTCGTGAATATGACAATGTGATCTGTTATGATTCTGTGAAAGAAATCAAACTCGGTAATCTTAAAACATTACTGATTCCATGGATCAACCAGGAGAACGCAGATGAAACTTATTCGGCTATTGAAAAGACAGATTGCGTATGTGCGATGGGGCACCTTGAGCTCAGAGGATTTGCAGCTAATCGATACGTCGTCATGGAACATGGTGATGAGTGCGACCGCTATAAAAAATTCGCCAAGGTCTACTCTGGCCACTACCACACTAGAAGCACAAAGGAGAATGTAAGTTATCTTGGAAATCCTTACGAGTTGTATTGGAGTGATGTTGATGACCCCAGAGGTTTTCACATTTTTGACACTGAAACTCTAGAGACAGAACCAGTTAACAATCCTTTCAAGATGTTCCATAACATCTACTATGAGGATACTCCACATCAATTGTTTAAAACTTCCTACCTCAAGAACAAGATTGTAAAGGTCATTGTTCGCAAAAAATCTGATCCTCTTGAGTTTGAAAAATTCATTGACAAACTCTACAAAGCCAACATTCATGAATTGAAGATCGTTGAGAACTTTGATTTTGCTGGCATCTATGATAAAGAGGAGATTGAGAGTGATGAAAGTGAAGATACGGTAAGTATCTTAAATAGATATATCGATGAAGCAGATGTTGATCTCGACAAATCATTGATCAAAGAACTTCTGAAAACCGTATACATTGAAGCTTGCGAAGTTGACTAATGTGGATTCTCACCGTAGAAGGTAAAGAAAATGATGGAGCTTACGCTGTCGAAAATGATGACGGTGATAAGACTCTTTTTATTTTTGAAGATGAAGATGATGCGGTGAGATATGCCATGATGAATGATATGGCAGACAAATACATGCCGAAACTGATTCCAACGGAAGTTGATGAGGAAGTTGCCATAAAAGCGTGTGAGATGTATGATTACCCATATGCTATAATTAAGTCCTCTGACTTGGTGATTCCTCCCGATTATGATAAGATTTAAAACCGTCCGTTGGAAAAACTTTCTTTCGACTGGTAATCAGTGGACACAAATTGATTTTGAGAAGAACGATACCACTCTAATCATTGGTACTAACGGAGCTGGTAAATCTACAGTGCTTGATGCACTTACCTTCTCTTTGTTCAATAAACCATTTCGTAAAATCAATAAACCTCAACTTGTCAACTCTACAAATGAGAAAGACTGTAAGGTAGAGATTGAGTTTGATGTTGGTACACGTCAATATAAAGTTATTCGTGGAATCAAACCATCCATCTTTGAGATCTGGGTGGATGGTAAAATGTTGAATCAAGATGCTGCAGCTTCTGATCAACAAAAGTATCTTGAAAATAATATTCTTAAACTGAACTATAAGTCTTTCACTCAGATTGTGATTCTGGGTTCATCGACTTTTGTTCCTTTCATGCAGTTGCCTGCGAATAGTCGTCGTGAAGTTATTGAAGATCTTCTCGACATCCGTATCTTTTCTGCAATGAGCGGTATCATCAAAGATAAGATTCGTTCTAATCGAGAAGAAATCAAAGTTCTTTCTCTCAAGAAAGATGGTCTCTCAGATAAAGTTGAGATGCAGAAAGAATTTATTCAACATCTTGAGGGAGAAGCTAATCAAGAGATTATCCGAAAGGTCAATAAAATTGATGAACTTAAAACAAACATTCAACAAATCACAGACAACACAAAATCTCTAACCAGGGTAGAAAATACTCAACGGTCTAAGATGGAAGATCTGAGTTTTGATAAAACCAAGATGAAAAAACTTGGTGGTCTTCGTGGAAAAATTACTCAGAAAGTATCGACCCTGACCAAGGAGTTGGAATTTTTCCAAAGTAATACGGTTTGTCCTACTTGTACTCAGTCCATCGAAGATGAGTTTCGCTTAAATAAAATTGCTGACGCTCAAACTAAAGAAACGGAGCTAACTCAAGGTCTTAAAGAACTTGAAAGTGCCATTAAAGAACAGGAGGAAAAAGAAAGTCAGTGGATTGCTCTATCGAAAGAGGTAAGTCAACTCTCTAATGACATTTCTCAAAACAATACAAGAATTTCTGGGATTCAACGACAGATCGGCGATCTGGGAATTGAAATTCAAAGAATTACCGATCAGTTACAAAACAGAAATACTGAACATGAGAAGTTAAATGCCCTCCAACAACAACTGAATACAGTTTATGATGAACTTGTAGAACGTAAGGAGGACAGCCAATACAAAGAGTTTGTGTATAGTCTCTTAAAGGATGGTGGAGTTAAGTCGAAGATCATCAAAAAATATCTGCCTCTGATTAACAAGCAGGTAAACAAATATCTTCAGATGATGGACTTCTACATTAACTTCACCCTTGATGAAGAGTTCAATGAAAAGGTACAATCACCAATTCATGAAGACTTTTCTTACGCAAGCTTTTCTGAAGGAGAAAAAATGCGTATTGACCTCGCACTATTGTTTACATGGCGTGAGGTCGCCGCTTTCAAGAATTCTACAAATACAAATCTCTTGATTATGGATGAGGTTTTTGATTCTTCTCTTGATGGGTTTGGAACTGATGAGTTCTTGAAAATTATCCGATATGTTATCAAAGGTGCAAACATCTTTGTCATCTCTCACAAAGATGGCCTTCAAGATAAGTTTGGTAGTGTGATTCAGTTTGAGAAAGTCAAAGGATTTAGTAGGATGGTGTCCTAATGGGAATGTTTGATACGGTCAGATCATCTTATGATCTTGGTCCTGGTTTTCAAAAAGATCTCCAGACAAAAGATCTTGATTGTTGTATGAATGAATACTGGATCGATCCATCTGGTCGATTGTTTGAGATTGATTTCAGTGGGACTCATGATTTTCTTGAAATCGTTGAAGATCATAGGGGATGGCCAAAGTTTCAAACGATTCCAAATGGCAATCATGGAAAAGTAAAACCTGTATATTTGTTCAAAGTTATTGAAGTTTACCCGTCTGAATGGGATTGTAAATATTCTCCATACATACGGAAACATATTTTCTTTAAAGATGGGATTATTGAGGAAGTGAAATGAAAGAACAATGGCGCGAAGCAACTAACAAAGTAATCGCAAAAAATCTTTTAGACAACATTGCATCATTGACAAATGGAAGATGGTATCGAACAGAAACCCTCAACTCCCGAGGAGAAAGAACAACACGTTTCACAGTTGAGTTCACCCCTTCCGAATATTCTGATGTTTCTGGGAGTGATAGTAATGACTCTTAGTATTATTACTGCAGGCTATTTCAAAGGTAACATGCATATAGAAACGGTCTGGCACAATTTGCACAACTTTGCGTAACCAGTTCAATAAGTGTCCCATTGACCCTCAGGCGACCGCCTGGGGGTCTTATACTGTGTACATACACGAAGACACCCAATGTCCATTCAAAACATCAAAGGTACTCTTGCACGTCTTCTGGCCACTGAGAATCTGATCGTAGAACATAAGAAGTGTGAAACTGCTCAATTCAACGTTGAGACCCGTGTCTTGACTCTCCCTATCTGGGAAAACTTCTCTAACATTGTCTACGATCTTCTGGTTGGTCATGAAGTCGGTCATGCACTCTTCACACCTAACGAAGACTTCAGTAACCTCAAAGCTCCTCAGTCTTATCTAAACGTGACTGAAGATGCACGGATTGAGAAACTGATGAAACGAAAGTTTCCTGGACTAAACAAATCCTTTTACAAAGGATACAATGAGTTGATGGAGATGGATTTCTTTGATGTAAAAGATACCGACCTCTCCACCATCGGGTTGATTGATCGCATTAATCTTTACTTCAAAGGTAATCGCGACATTGAGTTTTCTTCCAAAGAACAACCTTTGGTTGATATGACTGGTAAGTCAGAAACTTTTGGTGAAGCTGTTGAAGCTGCAGAAGCCATCTATGCCTTTATGAAAGAAGAACAGGAACAAAAGAAAGAAGATAAACAAGATATTGAAGTTCCTCAGATGGGAAACCAGGGTGGTGGTTCTCCTTCCGAAACCGAAAGTGTTGATGCCGAAGAATCTGAACAGAAAGAAGAAGGTCAACCTCAACCTCAACAATCTCAAGGTGGCACTGCTGGTGGTGATCACTCAGATGAAGAGATCAATATTGATGATGTCTTGACCGATGAAAGTCTGCAGGAAAAACTGAAGGAGGCTGCAGCAAAGTATGGTATGGATTATCAATACTATGAAGTTCCTCAGGTCAATCTTGATACTGTGATTGTTTCAAACAAAGAAGTTTGGGATTGTGCATATGATTATTGGGAGGGACAAGATTACATCAACTTCTATGACCATAAGTATCAACAGTTCAAGAAAGATATTCAGAAAGAAGTCAACTATCTTGTCAAAGAGTTTGAATGTAAGAAGTCTGCAGATGCATATGCTCGTTCTTCTACTTCTCGTACTGGTGTCCTTGATACTACAAAGCTACATACCTACAAGTTCAATGATGACCTTTTCAAGAAAGTGACAGTTCTGCCTGATGGTAAGAATCATGGTCTAATTTTCATTCTTGACTGGTCTGGTTCGATGGGTCATGTTCTTCAAGACACTATCAAACAACTTTTGAGTTTGGTATTTTTCTGTCGCAAGGTCAAGATTCCTTTTGAGGTGTATAGCTTCACTAATGAGTGGTTCAAAGGTGATGACACAGGAACCATGTATGGTGATCGCAGTCAGTGGAACACGACTCCTCATATGGAACCAGGTCAGGGTAAATTGTGTGTGAGTAAGTGGTTCAACCTTCTCAACATTCTGACTCACAAAGTCAATGCTCAGGATTTTGAACGTCAGTGCAGAGGTCTTTTTGCTCTTGGTTATGGTGTTTGGCCTAGTAAGTTGGGTCTGTCTGGTACTCCTTTGAATGAAGCTTTGATCTCTCTCCACACCATCATTCCTCACTTCAAGAAAGAGAATGGTGTTCAGAAACTTCATGTTTCTGTTCTCACCGATGGTGAATCTGCAGGTGTTCCTTTCTTCTCTTGGATTGATCGTCCAGATGGTCAGAGTTATTGGGGAAACGTTCATACTCGGGAAGATGTTGGATTTATTCGTAATCGCAAAAACGGTCATACCTATCAGATCACTGGTCGATATACTGGAATGACGAAATCTCTTCTTGATCATCTTAGTGATGTTTTCCCCGATGTGAATCTGATTGGATTCCGTTTGGTTGGTAGTGGTGATTTCAATCGATTCCTTGGTGCAATCAATCGTTGGCAAGATGCAGACTTGATCTCTGAGTTCCGTAAGAACAAGAGTGTGGCCATTGAAGGAACTGGTTATGTTAAGTATTTTGCGATGAACGCCAATTCCCTGAACAACAATGTAGACTTTGATGTACAGGAGGGTGCGAAAAAATCCACCATCCGCAGTGCGTTCAAGAAGTCTCTTGCAAACAAGAAACTGAACAAGAAAGTCCTGTCCCAATTCATCGAACTGGTTGCATGAACATTTTCGCTACTGATCAAAGTCCCCGTATTTCTGCTCGGGTTCTTCCTGACAAACACATTGTCAAAATGCCTCTAGAGAGTTGTCAGATGTTGGCTATTATTTTCTCTAAGTGGTATTATGATTGGGGTACAATCAACAAACTTGATGGTACTCCTTACGCAACTGCAAAAGGTGCCTTTCGCAATCACCCTTGTACTCAGTGGGCCGCACAAAATGTCTACAACACTGCATGGCTAATTGCACATGGAACTTCTCTTGCGTTTGAGTATTATCTTCGATACGGAAAAATTCATTCCTGTACCAAAACTTTGTTTGAAGCTAAAAAATTATTTCATCGTATGACTGGTGAGTCGATTACCTGTTATTCCATGGCAGATAATTTTGCCCGTGCCATGCCTGATGAATGGAAGTATGATGATAGTATAGATACATTTACTGCATACAAAAGGTACATCAATTCTAAGCCTTGGGTATCTGAAAATTATCTTCGTAATCCTGACCGTAAACCAGAGTGGATAAGTTAGTTCGTCATTGTTATCAAAAAGGAAGTAAAGAGTGGAAGATCATCAAGACTGATGTTCTGAACTACCAACGTATTCCTTATGACATCAATTGGATTCTTCAATATAGTCAGAAGATTCGGGACTGTTTGACTCCTGATCTTCTGACTAAGAAGTATCGAGAAGAGAATGCAACTAATCCGATGTATGGTCATTGTTACCATGTAACTCAAGCCATGTTTTATTTTCTGGATACGGACACTCTTGTTCCACACAGAGGTAAAGACTGGAGAGGAGAAGACCACTGGTGGTTAAAAGACAGTCAGAATGGATTTATACTTGACGTTACGTCCGATCAGTACTATAGTATCGGGAAGGAACCACCTCACGACAAAGGGAAACCTGCGAAGTGGTATGGTTTCAAGGGTCGGGTTCATAAACGAACCATGGTCCTGATGCAACGAGTTCAAAAAGATCTTGCCTTTTTTGATCCAACGTTGTATTTTATCTAAACAATCCCACAAAATTCGTGTCATCCACTAATCCGAACGAAATCCGTGAGAAATGGCTCATTGAGCCCTTCATGTCATTCCTAAACAAGAGTCTTGAAGACTCTGATCGTGGTTCCTACAAGGAAAAAATCAAGGTTCTTCAAGCCCCAACTGGTTTTGGTAAAACCTATTCCACAACCAATACTTTCATTCCTCGTCTTTTTGAGGACATTGATATCGTTGTTTATGTAGCCCCAAACACCGAAAACATTGCCAGTGATGCTTTTAAAATTGCTGGCGGTAAACATGGTTACATGTTTTCGCGGGATGTAAATGAATCAATTCGTTTTGTCAAACAGGGTCAAAAAGTAGTTCTTGCACTGACCTGGGCTTCACTTTCCAATTCTTCTAATAAGTGTAAAAAAGAACGCGAGAATCTTCTTCAATTTACATCTCGTTCCGCTTGGTTTATCGAAGAGTGTCACTCTTGGTTAGGTGTAACTGCACAAGAATATTATCTTGATGTAATTGGTCATGCCACTCCACAGTACAACGGAACCGCATACAAAACTCTTACTGAGGTTCTGAAAAAAACAGATCTGGTATTTGGTGTTACTGCAACCACTACGAAACAACATCGTGGAATTGTTGGTGATGATTGTTTTGTGGTTCTTAATGAGTGGTGCCCTGTAAAAGAACGTCGGTGGTTGACAAAGTGGTCTGCATCATATGAAAAGTATGAAGGATACATTCCTGAATATCGGCCTAGTAGTCGAAAAACGGTAGATGTTCTAGATCAAGAGGAAGCTCTTTTTCAACTTGATAAGTATGTCGTCGAACATCACATCGCAAATATTTCTCAACTGAATCGACTGAAAACCTTCGATCGTCGAATCGTCTCAAAACTGTCATCGTTGATCGTTTGTGGTGGAGAAAATAATAATCGACTTTCTATTCACGTTGATGATGCTCGTGAAGAATTGTCTGAAATTCTGGCTAGAAACGGTTATGCTATTCCTGGTCAATGGATAGCTGTGATGACCGATAATCATAAAGGATTCTATGATCTTGCGGGGAACTTTTCCTCTTCTAATGAAGATGAGATCATCGCATCTCTGAATGATGAAGAATCTGATTGTCAGTTTCTACTTGTCAACAACAAAGGAACCGCTGGTATTGATGTATTCAACCTTACTGGTACATGTTCTCTTCGCATTCGAGCTCCAAAGACCGCAGATTGCACACAACTTTCGCGTCAAATCATTGGTCGATTGACCCGTCTCAACTCTGGTCATGGTTCCATTCTAAAGAATGAATATGACTATGATTTGCAGAAAATGTGTGATGAATACTGTGATGAGTATGATGTCAACCCTCAAGTATTCTATGAAACTGTGAAGATTGCCAATACTTTCAAGTTTGTTTATCCCAGCACCCCTAATGATCACTGGGAAATGGCTCAGGATGAGTTCAACTCTGATTACACATCGACTTTCAATGATGTAAAAGATGAACTTCGGTCCATGGTTTTTGGTAAGACTCTTTGTTCCAATTGCCCTCTTCTGGTAACAGGGAGGAACTTCACCCCCATCGAACTGGCCCTTGGAATTGTAGAGTGACAATCTAGTGGCTGTCCACCCTCCTGTCGCCAGGGGGGTTTTTTCATGTATATTATATACATACACAAAGGGAGACAACCCAAATGACCACGGCCATCATTGATTCACTTCGCGATGCATACGGTGAACAGATCACTGCGGCTGACGTTCGTGCTTATTGTGCCATGAATGGTGTTTCGTATCCCACTGTCACCAAGAAACTGGAACAGTTCAAAGTCAAACGTGGGACTTGGAATCTCACGATTCAAGAGGTTCGTCAACAACTGGAAAAATCTGTAGATACACTGGAATACGTTCAACAATCTCTGATCCCTCAGAAGGATTCCAACTTCGTTCAGTTTGGTAACTTCAAGGATCTGAAAAACATCATCGGATCTCGTTCGTTCTTCCCTGTCTTCATCACTGGTCTGTCAGGAAACGGTAAGACCATGGGTGTTGAACAGTCCTGCGCTCAACTAAATAGGGAGTTGATTCGCGTCAATATCACCATTGAAACCGACGAGGATGACCTTATTGGTGGCTTCCGTCTTGTTGATGGGAACACTGTTTGGCATAATGGACCCGTTATCGAAGCTCTGGAAAGGGGAGCTGTGTTGCTTCTAGACGAGATTGATCTTGCATCTAACAAGATTCTCTGTCTGCAATCTGTTCTGGAAGGTAAAGGTGTTTTCCTGAAAAAGATTGGTAAGTATGTCAAACCTGCACCTGGGTTCACTGTAGTTGCAACTGCAAATACCAAGGGTAAGGGTTCTGACGACGGTCGTTTCATCGGAACCAATGTTCTCAACGAAGCTTTCCTGGAACGATTCCCGATCACCTTTGAACAGTCTTATCCCACTTCTGCTACTGAAGCTAAGATCCTCAGTAAGATTTGTGATGATGATAGTTTCGTTTCTCACCTGGTTGATTGGGCCGACATCATCCGTAAGACCTTCTACGATGGTGGTGTTGATGAAGTGATCTCGACTCGTCGTCTTGTTCACATTGTTCAGGCTTTCAACATCTTTGGTGATAAACTGAAGTCGATCCAAGTTTGTCTGAATCGTTTCGATGATGAAACCAAACAGGCCTTCATGGATCTCTACGACAAAGTTGACGCAGACATTGACATGAACCCTGATGACAGTGTACAATGAATTCGTGGTCTCTCCTTTACGATGAACTCTATATGAACGACCTTGATTGGGTAAGTGCAAACGGGGGTTTTGAATACACCCCCGAAACAAATGATACGGAACTTGTGGAAAACGAAATTAATCTAAATTTAGATCAACTTGCAAACAATGGTTTTTGGAAGTATGAAGAAGATCTGACCATGAAAGAAGTTCGTGACTATTTGTCGGGAACTTACAAGGCCCACTATACTTCTCAAGAATCTAAGACTCAGACTCTTGATTTGATTGAGAGTATTGGTGATGCAGAGGCCTTCTGTCGATCCAATGCAATAAAATATCTCTCTCGGTTTGGTAAGAAAAACGGGAAGTCGAAACTTGACATTCTGAAGGCCATCCATTATTGTATTCTTCTCTACCACTTCTCTGGACTGCACAATGACCGCAAGGACGCATATGAAACTTTCTAATAACACCACCAACATCCTTAAGAACTTCTCTCAGATCAATCAGTCTATCCTGATCAAACAGGGTAACAAACTGAAGACCATTTCTGTGATGAAGAACATCCTTGCAGAGGCTGAGATTGAAGAAGACTTTGAAGCTGACTTTGCGATCTATGATCTGAACCAGTTCTTGTCTGGTCTGTCTCTCTACGACTCTCCTGATCTGGAGTTTGGTGATTCTTACCTGACTATCCGTGATGGTCGTCGTCGTGCAAAATACTTTTTTGCAGATCCCAGTGTGATCGTTTCTCCTCCAGAGAAAGAGATCTCTCTTCCTTCTAAAGACGTTTGTTTCACTGTTGCAACTCAACAACTGGACAAACTTTTGAAAGCTGCAGCGATTTATCAAGTTCCTGATCTGTCCGCAATTGGTCGTAACGGTAAGGTTGAACTGGTTGTTCGTGATAAGAAGAACGACACCTCTCACGAATTCAGTGAAGAAGTTGGTGAGACCAGTGATGAGTTCTGTTTTAACTTCAAGGTTGAAAACATCAAGATCATTCCTGGAACTTATGATGTTGTGATCTCTTCTAAACTTCTTTCTGAGTTCACGAACAAGAACACCGATCTCAAGTATTATATTGCACTTGAACCTGATTCTACATATGCATGACTACCCTCACTAGGATGAGGATTATGGGCAGTATCCTTGTGATCACTGCCTATTTTATTATCCTCCATGTTAATATTTTGACAGGTGTGGTGATTAATTTTATTGCCGACCTGATTTCAATTCCATTCTTTGTGAAGACAAAGGCTTGGGATGTTGTTATAATGTTGGGGTTCCTCCTCACAATTAGTCTCTCTAAACTTTTATCATGAATCGTAACGACTTTCTTTGGGTTGAAAAGTATCGTCCGAAGGTTGTTGAAGATTGTATCCTGCCTGAGTCTACTCTCAAGACTTTTCAGGATTTTCTAAACTCTGGTGAAATTCCCAACCTCCTTCTCTCTGGTCCCGCAGGTTGTGGTAAGACAACAATTGCTCGTGCATTGTGTGAAGAACTGGGGGCCGATTACATCATCATTAATGGATCCGATGAAGGACGATTTCTGGACACTGTACGGAACACAGCGAAGAACTTTGCTTCGACCGTCTCTCTTTCTGCTGACGCGAAACACAAAGTCATCATTATTGACGAAGCTGATAACACAACCCACGACGTACAACTCCTCCTACGGGCGAATATTGAGGCATTTTATAACAACTGCCGATTCATCTTCACCTGTAACTACAAAAACAAAATTATTGAACCCCTCCACAGTCGATGTGCCTGTGTGGAGTTCTCAATCACAGGAAAACAAAAGCCTCAACTCGCAGCAAAGTTCTTCAAACGCATCCAAGAAATCCTGGGTGCAGAAGGTGTTGAATATGATAACAAGGTCCTGGTAGAACTGATCAACAAACACTTCCCCGATTACCGTCGTGTACTGAATGAGTGCCAACGATATTCTGTTGGTGGTAAGATTGACAGTGCAATCCTTGCAGAGTTCTCTGATGTAAAAGTAAATGATCTCCTTAAGTTCCTTAAAGAAAAAGATTTTGCAGAAGTACGACGTTGGGTCGTTAATAATTTGGACAATGATCCTAGTGTACTTCTTCGGCGTGTTTATGATGCTCTTAACGGCACCCTTGAAGGCCCTTCTGTTGCTGCTGCCGTGCTTATTATTGCTAAGTATCAGTACCAGATCGCTTTCGTCGCAGATCAGGAAATCAATCTCCTCGCGGCGTTGACTGAAATTATGGTGGAGTGTAACTTCAAATGATGTTAAGTGAAAGTGATGCAGTATATGCTGCAGACAAATTCATCAATTACTTTTCCAACATGGATCGTATTGATGAGTATCTTCGTAATGTAAAGATTGAGAGGGTTCTCAATCGTAGCCCTCTTTCTCAGTTCTATGAGGAAGAGGATACTCATGGGATGTTTACTGCATTCGATATGCATCCTGAAGAGATGGACATTGTTTGTTATGAAGCCAAAGATCTGAAGAAAGTTTCTGGTCGGGTCTCTGGTATCCGATCTGTCAAGGAGTTCAATGAAAAACTTCAGATCACTACGTCTCACGCAATTGAAGATTCCGTTCCTGGGAAATCTCTCAAGTGGATGGTCGTGGAAAAGAACACCAATACGATTCTTGGTTTCTGTCGGTTTGGTTCCCCTACAATTAACTCTAGACCTCGCAATCTATGGCTTGGTACGACTCCTGATCTCAACATCTTCAACAGACATGCGATCATGGGGTTTATTATCGTACCTACGCAGCCTTTTGGCTATAATTACTTGGGTGGTAAGTTGCTTGCGATGTTGTGTTGTACGCATGAGGTCAGGGAGATTCTGAACGCAAAGTACGATGCAAATATTTGTCACTTTGAAACCACTTCACTCTATGGTTCTACAAAGAGTGCATCTCAATATGATGGTCTCAAACCGATCATGCGATATAAGGGTCTGACTGATAGTAACTTCACTCCTCTTCTTCATGATCATATCTTCAAGGATCTGAATCAGTGGTTCATTGAACGTAATGGTGGTGAATCTTTGGTCAAAGCTGATGCGTCTAGTCGCAAACTGAAGACACAACAGAAGATGATTGCAACGATCAAAAAGTGTCTTCCTGCAGATAAGGTTCAAGAGTTTGTTGATGCAATCGCTGGTGCTACTGCATTGACTGAGAAGAAACGCACATACTTCTCCGATTATGGTTTTGCAAACACCCGTGAGGTTCTTCTTGGTGAAGATACTGAATTGGTTGAGAATCCTCAGAACTATGAAAAGTTCTACATGGAAAATGTAGTTGCAAAATGGAAGAAGATGGCCACAAAACGTTACAACAAACTCAAGTCTGAAGGTAACCTCCGCACAGAACTTGAGGTTTGGACCAAAGATATGGAGATTGATATTATTCGATAATGTGGAGATTGTGGTGTAAAGCTCTTGGAGAAAAAGATGGACGAGATGACAGAGAGGCTAATATTATCGCTGGCATACGCACCATTATTTTTATTTCTTACCTGGTTACTAACTGTTTTATTATATCTGGAGTGATTCGACATTGGAACTCAAAGACTGGCTCAACTCAATCAATCTCACAAAAAACAATCTCATCGAAGAAGACCCCGACAGTAAAAAAGAATATCCTCCCTTCATCATCAACAAATGCCTCGCAGGACACATTGATACTGTCTTGTACGCCAATGAGATGAACATGTCTCATTATCTTGATAAAGACATGCAGTACGAATTCTTTCTAAATAGTGTCAGGAAACGGAAAAGATTCTCTCCGTGGCTCCGAAAGGATAAAGTCAAGGACCTTGATGTAGTCAAATCTTACTATGGTTATAGTAATGAAAAAGCGCAACAAGCCCTCCGTATTTTATCACCTGAACAAATTGAATTTATTAAGTCTAAACTTGAGACTGGAGGAAAGAAATGAGTGTTGCGGAACCTGAAGTCCGTTGGACACCTGATCAAATGGTAGAGGTAACTCTACGCGAACCTGACGACTTTCTCAAGGTGCGTGAAACCTTGACCCGTATCGGAGTTGCATCTCGTAAAGAGAAAAAACTCTATCAGTCATGCCATATCTTGCATAAACAGGGTAAGTACTTTATCGTTCATTTTAAAGAGTTATTTGCTCTTGACGGTAAGAAGGCTAATCTGACGGTGAATGATGTTCAACGTCGCAATCGAATCACTAATCTTCTTTGTGATTGGGGTTTGATTGATGTCGTAGATGAAACCCGTGTTGCAGAGGTTGCACCTCTGAACCAAATTAAAGTTCTCTCTTATAAAGAGAAGAATGAGTGGGCTTTGGAAACCAAATATAATATTGGTAAGAAAAAGAAAACAGAAGAGAGTGAATAAATAGTTTCGTGCTTTTCGTGCGGCACACTCTACAATCGGAACAACCCTATAAAGAGGTACGGTTTTCACCGTATCTCTTTTTTTCGTTTCTTGGTTAAATAGTAGTGGATCATATTTTTCATTCTATTAACCACAAAGATCTTTGTGGTTAATATGATCCACAAACGGATGCCTTCGGGGTCCACACAACACAAACTCGCTTAATAGGAGCTAAGAATCATGACCGGCCTTCAACGGTGGCGCGCTGCAGATCTGCCTGCACTCGTCGATAGGATTAATAAACACAGTATTGGGATGGAAGATTATTTTGATCGTCTTGCTGAACTTAATGGCGCATCAAATAATTATCCTCCGTACAATCTAGTTCAGGTGAGTAATGTCGAATATCGACTAGAACTAGCACTAGCAGGATTTAAAAAGACAGATGTTAAAGTCTACACAGAACACGGAAGACTCTTTGTCGAAGGTAAAAAAGAAGGAGAAGAACACTCCCCAGAATACCTCCATCGAGGAGTGGCTCAACGATCTTTCTCCAGAGCTTGGAGTCTCTCAGATGAAACGGAAATTAGATCAGTTGAATTTGAGGATGGGATGTTAGTAATCAGTCTTGGTAAAATTGTTCCCGAACATCATCAACGCAAAGACTACCTCTAAATAGATGTACCTGCGTGCCATGCAGTGGGGTTGCCTTTAGGGGTAACCCCTTTTATAATTTTTGAAAAACCATGTCTGTATTACTTTTAATGCTCAAGTCCGGCGAAGAACTCATTGCCGAAACGAAAGAACTTCTCCTTGAAGAAAAAGTCATTGGATTTCAATTAACAAATCCACAAGTCCTTTCTTTATCCAGAGCTACTACACTGAATGAAGAAACCGAAGAAGAAAACAAAATCAGTGTAAACTTCTCCAAGTGGCAGATTTATTCTGATGATACTGAATTCCGAATCCCTATTGATTGGGTGGTGACTGTCTGCAACCCAATTGAATCATTGAAAACATCTTACGAGGCTAAATTTGATGAACGTACAGTGTCTGCTATTTCAGAATGACCTGGTGGTCATTGCTGAAGTCATTGAAGTGATGTCTGAGATCGGTGACCCCGATTGCAAACTTGTCAAACCATTCAGGATCCTGGGTCGTCATGAGGCCCCAGACATGACACCTGATGAACGGATCCAACCGTGGTTGGACTTTACGGAACAGTCTGATATAATGGTGAGGTCATCGGATATTCTCACGTTCGTTGAACCAGCTCCTCAGTTGCTGGCCCATTACATGACTCTTATTGATTGATGCGATTTTATACAAACGTTCAAATGGTCGGGGACCAAATTCTCGTTCGGGGATATGAAAACGGTAGACGTTTCATGAACCGCGAGTCTTTCAACCCGACTCTTTTTGTGCCTGCAAAAGGTAAGAGTAAATTCAAAACTCTTGAGGGTGAGTATGTAAGTCCTGTTAATCCTGGTACGATTCGTGAGACCCGCGACTTCATCAAGAAGTACGATGGTGTTGATGGATTCAAGATCTATGGATTTGAACGTTTCATCTATCAATATATCGCTGATAATTATCAGCAAGACCATATTGAATTTGATATGTCAAAGATCAATCTGGTCACGATTGACATTGAGACCAAGGCTGAGTATGGATTTCCTGATGTAGAGTCTGCTGCCGAGGAGATGCTCCTGATCACGATTCAGGACTTCAATACCAAACAGATCATCACCTGGGGTGTGGGTCCGTTCGTCAACAAACAGAAGAACGTGGACTATCGTCAGTTCCCTGATGAGAAGGCCATGTTGAATGGATTCATCCACTGGTGGATCGAGAACACCCCTGACGTGGTGACAGGGTGGAACTGTGAGTTCTTTGACCTTCCGTACCTGGCAGGACGCCTGGCGAGGGTCCTGGGAGACAAGATGATGAAACGTCTGTCCCCCTGGGGTCTGGTGACGCAACAAGAAGTCTTCGTGATGGGTCGTAAGAACTTCTGTGTAGATGTTGGTGGTGTAGCCATCCTGGACTACATGCGTCTTTATCGGTGGTCTCCTGGTACTCCTAACCAAGAGTCATTTCGTCTTGACTACATTGCACAACAGGAACTCGGTCAACAGAAACTAGATCATAGTGAGTTCGATACGTTCAAAGATTTCTACACTCATGGGTGGCAGAAGTTTGTTGAATACAACATCGTTGACGTGGAACTGGTTGACCGTTTTGAGGACAAGTTGAAACTGATCGAACTTGCTCTCACTATGGCTTATGATGCCAAGGTGAACTATCAGGATATTTTCTTTCAAGTTCGACTCTGGGACTGCATTATCTACAACTATCTGAGGAAGAAGAACATTGTCATTCCTCCAAAGGAGAGATCTGAAAAGGATGAAAAGTACGCAGGTGCTTATGTCAAGGAACCGATTCCTGGAAAGTATGATTGGGTTGTCAGTTTTGACCTTAACTCTCTGTACCCTCACCTAATCATGCAGTACAACATCTCACCTGAGACTCTTCAGGAAGAGAGACATCCTACTGCAACTGTTGATAAGATTCTGAATGAAGATCTTACTTTTGAGTTGTACAAAGACTATGCAGTCTGTGCCAATGGTGCAATGTATCGCAAAGATGAACAGGGATTTCTTCCTGAACTGATGCAGAAATACTATGACGAACGTGTCATCTTCAAGAAGAAGATGATTCAAGCCAAGAAAGACAATGAGAAGACGCCATCTATTGCTTTACAAAAGGAGATCGCTCGTTGCAATAACATTCAAATGGCGAAGAAGATTTCTCTTAACTCTGCTTATGGTGCTATTGGTAATCAATACTTCAGGTATTACAAACTAGCCAATGCAGAGGCCATCACTTTGAGTGGTCAGGTATCAATTCGTTGGATTGAGAATCGAATGAACGGATATCTAAATAAACTATTGCAAACTGAGGAAGTCGATTATGTTATCGCATCTGACACTGACTCAATCTATCTTAATCTTGGACCTCTTGTTACTAAATTTCTTAGTAATAAGTCTGATGATAAAACAGCGATTGTTGGCTTACTTGATAAGATCTGTCAGGACAAGTTGGAACCATTCATTGATAAGTCTTATCAGGAACTTGCGGATTATGTTCAGGCATATGATCAGAAGATGTTCATGAAACGGGAGAATATCGCTGATCGTGGTATCTGGACTGCGAAGAAACGATACATTCTCAACGTGCATGATTCTGAAGGTGTTCGATATGCAGAACCTAAACTAAAGATTATGGGTATTGAAGCTGTGAAGTCTTCGACTCCTGCACCTTGTCGTCAGGCTATTAAGGACGCACTCAAGGTAGTCATGAAGGGTACTGAAGATGAAGCTATTGACTTCATTGAAAACTTCCGCAAAGAGTTCAAGAGTCTTCCTCCCGAAGATATTTCATTCCCCCGTTCTGTCAGTGAGGTTACAAAGTACAAAAGTAATCAAGCGATCTATCAGAAAGGAACTCCTATTCATTGTCGTGGCGCTCTTCTGTTCAATCACCATATTAAACGTCTGAAATTGGATGGTAAATATTCACTGATTAAGAATGGAGAGAAGATCAAGTTTTGTTATCTTCGTAGTCCAAATCCAATTCATGAAAACGTGATGTCTTTCATTCAGGACTTCCCTAGAGAGTTGGGTATTGAGAAGTATGTCGATTATGATCTTCAGTTTGAAAAATCTTTCCTTGATCCCTTGAAAATCATCCTAGACGTGATAGGATGGGACGTGGAAAAAACCGTAAACCTAGAGTCATTCTTCCTATGAAAGACCAGTATGTAATCGACGACGGAGAATCCAAACAGGATAAATGGAATCGAGGCCTAGATCTCTTTGTTGAGTCTGTCCTCAAACCAGATCCCGCACTGCGTCAATGTGCTCATAATCAGAGGTGTTATCACGAACTGATGGACGTTCGTCAAAATGTGTTAGAATATTTGAAAACCTTGAGGTGGAACTGAATGGATTTTTTGAAAGACATTGTAAAGGAGATTGGTGGTGAATACACCCAACTCGCATCAGAAATCGATGAGTCTGAAACTTATGTGGACACGGGTTCGTACATCTTTAACGGACTTGTTTCAGGTAGTCTATTTGGTGGTGTATCTGGGAATAAGATTACTGCCATTGCTGGCGAGTCTAGTACTGGAAAAACTTTTTTCTCCCTTGCTGTCGTCAAGAACTTTTTGGATTCTAATCCTGACGGTTACTGCCTCTATTTTGACACTGAAGCTGCTATTACCAAATCTCTCATTGAGTCTCGGGGTATTGACACCAGTCGTCTGATTGTTGTAAACGTTGTTACAATTGAGGAGTTCAGGGGTAAAGCCCTGAAAGCTGTGGATATATACCTTAAGAAACCTGAGGATGAACGCAAACCTTGTATGTTTGTGTTAGACTCTCTCGGTATGCTGTCTACAGAGAAAGAGATCACTGACGCACTGAACGACAAACAAGTTCGTGACATGACCAAATCCCAACTGGTCAAAGGTGCTTTCCGTATGATCACTCTGAAACTGGGACAGGCTAAAATCCCAATGATCGTAACCAATCACACCTATGATGTCATCGGTGCTTATGTCCCTACAAAAGAAATGGGAGGAGGCAGTGGCCTCAAGTATGCAGCAAGTACAATCATCTATCTCTCAAAGAAAAAAGAAAAGGATGGTACAGAAATCGTCGGAAATCTTATCAAGGCTAAGACTGCTAAGTCGCGTCTAAGTAAGGAGAATAAGGATGTTACGGTGCGTCTTTATTACGATGAGCGTGGTCTCGATCGATATTATGGTCTTCTTGAACTCGGTGAGATCGGTGGACTTTGGAAGAATGTTGCTGGTCGATATGAGATGAATGGTAAGAAGGTCTATGCAAAACAAATCTTGAAAGAACCTGAGGTCTATTTCACTCCTGAAGTTATGGAGCAACTTGATGAAATTGCGAAGAACGAATTCTCATACGGTTAGAACTTATGATAAGATCCTGAACCTAGAACAGTGTCAGGGTCTTATTTCTGCTTTTGAGGGTATGTCTCAATATCATGAGACTGTAAAAAATGATGGTAGGCCTAACTTTACTCAACTGAATGTAAATAGTCATCATGTTCAGGCAATCAATTATTTGGTTGATAGAGTAAAGACATGTCTTGAAATATATCAATCTGATTTATTGGGACTTACTAGACACATGCCTCCAATAAAATCGTTGGAGAGTTTTAGAGTCAAAAAATATGTTCCTGGTGGTGACGATAGATTTGATGAACATGTTGATGTCGGGGACTATCCCAGTGCCAGACGTTATTTGGCTATGTTATTTTATCTCAACGATGTTGAGGAAGGAGGGGAGACAGTCTTCCCTTTCCATGATATGATGGTGAGGCCCAAGACGGGTTCCGTCTTGGTGTTTCCGCCGACGTGGGAGTATCCACATTCTGGCCGTCCACCCATTAGTGGACCGAAGTACATAATGAGCACGTATCTCCACTATGGATAGAGTCGAAAATACAATTCTTCGGACTATGATTCATGACGAGGACTACCTTCGTAAGGTGGTCCCTTTTATTGAACCATCATATTTTGAAGATCGTAAAGATCGTGTGATCTTTGATGAGATTGCAAAGTTCATCGTCAAGTATGACAAACCTATCTCCCAAGAGATTCTCAAGATTGAGATTGGGAATCGTGATGATGTCACGGATGAAGAACACAAACAACTCTTAGATCAGATTTCTGTCCTAGATAGAGAGCCTGTCAACAGTGACTGGATTCTGGACACTACTGAGAAGTGGTGTAAAGAACGTGCGATCTATCTTGCCCTGATGGAATCAATCAAGATTGCTGATGGACAAGATAGTAAAAAAGGAAGGGATGCTATCCCAAGTATTCTGAGTGATGCTCTTGCAGTATCATTTGACAATCACATTGGTCACGACTATCTTGAAGATTATGAGCAACGTTACGAGGTATATCACCGAAAAGAAGAAAAGATCTCTTTCGACCTTGAGTACTTCAACAAAATTACAAAAGGTGGTCTCCCTAACAAGACTCTCAATATCGCACTTGCTGGTACAGGCGTCGGCAAGTCTCTATTCATGTGCCACTTGGCTAGCTCCGTCCTCCTGCAAGGAAAGAACGTTCTGTATATCACTCTTGAAATGGCAGAAGAGAGAATTGCTGAGCGAATTGACGCCAACCTTCTTAACGTCAACATCCAGGAGATTGCGGACCTTCCGAAGGTGATGTTTGAGAACAAGGTGAGTAACCTGTCCAAGAAGACTCAGGGTCAACTCATCATCAAAGAGTATCCTACTGCTTCGGCTCATGCTGGACATTTTCGTGCCTTACTTAACGAACTTGCACTTAAAAAGTCTTTTCGACCTGATATTATATTCGTGGATTATCTTAATATTTGTACCTCTTCGCGTTACAAAGGGGCTGCCAATATTAATTCCTATACTCTTATTAAGTCTATTGCAGAGGAACTTAGAGGATTGGCTGTCGAAGCCGAGGTCCCTATCGTATCTGCCACCCAGACCACTCGTTCTGGTTACGGTAGCTCTGATGTTGACATTACTGACACTAGCGAGTCCTTTGGTCTCCCTGCTACTGCTGATCTTATGTTTGCCCTTATTTCCACGGAAGAGTTGGAACAGTTGGGACAGATTATGGTGAAACAGTTGAAGAATCGATACAACGATCCCACAATCAACAAACGATTTATTGTGGGTATCGATCGAGCTAAGATGCGTCTGTACGATTGTGAACAGACCGCACAAGATGATATCCTTGACTCTGGTCAAGAATCGGGTTATGATGAACCCGAATCCAAATTCAAAAGTAAATTCGCGGAGTTGAAGTTTTGAGTCACGTTGATCCTAAGAAGTATCAAGAATTCGTTGATGCCGTTACCTCTAATGAAAGTAAGAACTATTACGATTTCGCGCAAAGGATTGCGATTCTCCAAGACCAAGGTTTTCCTACCGAGCGATTGCTTACTGCTGCTGTAGGTATGTCTGCTGAGTCTGGTGAGTTTACTGAAGTTATCAAAAAGATTATCTTCCAAGGTAAACCTGTCAACGAAGAAAACCTGTTTCATCTCAAACGCGAACTGGGTGATATCATGTGGTATGTCATGCAGGCCTGCATGGGTTTGGATATTTCACTGGATGAAGTTATTGAGATGAATGTTGAAAAACTTGTCAAACGATATCCTGGTGGTGAGTTTGATGTACACTATTCTGAAAACCGTCAAGAGGGAGACCTGTGAAAAAAGTAACTATTGAAATGTCCACCTATCAAGCTGCTGCAGTTCGTCAATCTTTGTTTTGGGATACGCGAAACTATACCTATGGTGAAGCATGTCCAGAACGTGTCTTTGAACTTCGAGAGGTGATCACGGATCTAGATGCTGCAATCGAATCTGCATTGGAGGAATGATGTCGGTTAAATTCATTTTGTTTACTAAGGATAGTTGTGGTCCTTGTGGTCTAGTAAAACGATACTTTAATGCTCTCAATGATGAACGCACAAAACTTATTGAAGAAGTTCATCTAGAAGACTTCAGTGATGAACCTATCCCAGAAGAAAATATTGAAATTGCTAAAAAGTATGGTGTGACTGCCACTCCTGTTCTCATTGTTATTAATGAGGATGGAGAACTACTTGAGACTTTCTCAAGTGGTATGCCAATCACACAAAACATTCGTAAGTTGTGGACTAAGTACGGTGTATAGTCTCTGGATTCATACGGTAGCTTTCTTCCAAGTTGTTGTGATGAATTGTGTTCAACCTACCAACTGGCAGTATTGTTATCGTGT